GCAGGTTTTAAAGCTTCGGCTGCGTTTAGCGCAGTTGGAGCGTTTGGAGTCTTGTCAGGGTAGTTTTTTATCTTTTGTTAAGGAGATGTGGCCGGAGTTTATTGCTGGTGAGCATCACCGGATTATTTCGGAGAAGTTGGAGCGTGTAGCCAGTGGAGAGCTTAAGCGATTGATTGTAAATATGCCTCCGCGTCATACGAAGTCTGAGTTTGCTAGTTTTTTGTTCCCTGCTTGGATGGTTGGTAAAAACCCTGCTATGAAGATAATCCAGGCTACGCACACCACGGAGCTTGCGGTAGGTTTTGGACGAAAGGTTAAGAATTTACTGGAGAGGGAGGATTATCTTGACATATTTCCTGACGCGAAGCTTGCTTCTGATTCAAAGGCTAGTGGACGGTGGGATACTGCTCGTGGGGGTATGTATTACGCTGTTGGTGTCGGCAGTAATCTTGCTGGTCGTGGTGCTGATTTATGTATTATTGACGATCCTCACTCTGAGCAGACGGCTATGTCGCATGCTGGTTTTGATGATGCGTGGGATTGGTACACTGGTGGGCCTAGGCAGCGGCTCCAGCCGGGGGGATCGATAGTATTGGTAATGACTCGTTGGTCTGACAAGGATTTGACGGGGCAATTGATAAAGCAGATGGCACGAGATCCGAAGTCGGATCAGTGGGAAGTGGTTGAATTTCCTATGGAATTGCCGTCTGGGGAGCCGGTTTGGCCTGAATATTGGTCTATGGCTGATTTAACGGCGGTTAAGGCTTCGATACCTCCTGGCAAGTGGAATGCGCAGTATCAGCAGCAGCCTACGGGCGATGCCACGGCTATATTGAAGCGGGAGTGGTGGCAGCTTTGGGAGCACGAGAGGATTCCTAAATTGGAGTATGTTATCCAGAGTTACGACACGGCTTTCAGTAAGAAGGAGACAGCGGATTACAGTGCTATTACGACCTGGGGAGTTTTCTATCCGGACGAGGGTACGCAGCCTAATTTAATTTTGTTAGATTCTAAGAAGGGTCGGTGGGACTTTCCTGATTTAAAGCGCGTCGCTTACGAGGAGTACAAGTTTTGGGACCCGGAAACCGTGATTATTGAGGCTAAGGCTTCTGGCACACCGCTTACGCACGAATTGAGGAATATGGGAATACCTGTGGTAAACTTTATTCCTTCTAGGGGTAATGATAAAATATCCCGAGTAAACAGCATCTCTCCGCTTTTAGAAAGCGGTATGGTTTGGGCTCCTGACACGCATTGGGCTCACGAGTTGATAGAGGAATGTGCTGCGTTTCCTAATGGTGAGCATGACGATTTGGTGGATAGTACCACGCAGGCGTTGATGCGATACAGGCAAGGCAATTTTGTTCAGCTTCCTTCTGATGATTGGGGGGACGAAGACCAAGTCACAGAAACTTTTCGATATTACGGGTAGTCCCAACTTGACCGAAACGCTACCGACACCGTAGGAATAGTTATGGCCGCAGCAGAAGATAGCGTAATAAAATATATAGCAGATAATCCGGGCGCGTCTATTACCGAGATTTCTGACTTTATTGTTTCCTCTGGCGCAGACTTAGACACTGTAGCAGATATGGCGGGTGTACCCCGTGCTGACGCTCGTGCTGCTTTCTCTCCTACGCCTTCACCAGCACCTAACTATGATTTACTTCCGAACTCTTATGGAAGTAATGATGGTAATGCCCTTGCTTATGTTGATTACGTAAACACTGAATTAAACGATTATATTCCAGGGTATTCAAACACGGTTAACGGAATGCCTGCTATGACAGGTGTGAATTCTCCGTCTGCAATTCTTGCGGCGGGTATTCAGAATTATGGGACAGGCTCTGTAATCCCCAGAAACTTAAACGGAGCAGTAAACCCAACTAGTGGCGTAACGCTAGGCATGGCGCAAAGCGCCGACGCGGCCAGTGCTAATTCCTCGCCCTTTGACCTAATTAACGGTAATACGACGGGTTCCCCCGCCGATGCAATAAATAACACAGCAGGTCCGCTACCCACCTATATTTCTCCGTTGGAACAATTAGAGATAGATCTTGCATCCGACATAGCTGAACAGGAAGCTATGTACGGTACTTTGGACAATAATTTCCAAGGCACTCTGAACAACAAAACATTTGACCCTTCTGCTGGCTCGTTAATCGCGGCCCAAAATGAAGTTGACGCCATCAATGCCGCAGGGATAGCCGCTTTAACCCCGCCACAAATTGCTGCAATAGACGAAGCTAACTCTCTATTAGCAGAACGGCAAGCTTCTCAAGCCACTATTGACGCGGCGGCCAAGGTCCAACAACAAGACGACGATTTTCAAACCAGGGTAAACGCTGCGGGAGGCATGAACCTGGGCACGATAGGCCTAGTCATTGACGCTGCGCAGGAAAGCTTCGGTGATGACACTTCTCGCGCCATAGTCACGGTTATTGCAGAAGCTTTGAAATCGGGTGTGACTTTAGACGATCTTGCCGCGGAGACGGGAATGACTCAGGCCGCTATTGTGGCTGCTGCAAAGGATGCGGGACAGGACCCAAATGTTAAGTTATCAACGAAAGAAATGATAAACGGCGGTTTAGACACGGTTTACGACGTAGTTAACTCGGCAATAGATTTGGTTGAGTCTGGTGTAAATATTACAGGCTTAGATAAATTAATTGATCTGGCGGCAGATACGGTAGCTAAGGTGGGGGGCCTTATTCCGAGTCAAGCGTCGAAAGTACTAAACATCGACCCTACAACGGGGCAGATTACCATTACAGCGTCCAATCAGCCTGGCGGCGGCTTAGGTGGCTACCTCCCTAAAAATCCTTATGTTCCGATAGGCACTACTCCTGGCGGTACCACTTACGGCATGAACACTGGCAATAAAGTCGCCACCGTTCTTTTTAACAAGATTAGAACTAACGGAGGTTTAGACGCAGACGATATCCCAGGACTTTTTGGTGGGGCAATATACGAAGCGACCGGCATAGATCCCTCTTTGGGGACCGGAATAGTGGCCGATGCGGCAGCCTTGATAAGCGATGCGGTCAAACAAATTATTCCGGGCGAGGATGACGAAAATAACACAGGGACTACCGTAAGCATTGGAGGTCTTGGCACCCCAGGCCGTAGCACACCAATTACTGGCCCTCTTCCGTCTTGTCCGGAGGGACAGACTCAAATTAACGAGCCTGGAGATTGTTATGTTGTTCCCGCAACGACAATCGGAAACTCCGGCGGCCCTGTAACAGACGACGAATGTCCTCCTGGACAAACAAGAAATCCCCTTACAGGTAATTGCGAAGTTACGGCATTAGTTCCACCGGCAGGAAACGGAGGGACACCAGACGACGAATGTCCTTCTGGACAAACAAGAAATCCCCTTACAGGTAATTGCGAAGTTACGGCAGGCGGCGTAGTTCCACCAGAAGGCTCGGGACTTAATGTTCCCCCTGTTCTTACACCAGACAACGAATGTCCTCTTGGACAAACAAGAAATCCCCTTACAGGTAATTGCGAAGTTACGGCAGGCGGCGTAGTTCCACCAGTAGTTCCACCAGTGATATGTCCAGATGGAACGGCATTAGCTGGACAGGACGTCCCTGCTGATGGCAACTGTAATCCCGTTGGCGTAATTCTGCCCCCCGATGGACAGCCTGATCCTGAATGTCCCGGAGGCATTTATAATGAAGCCACGGATACCTGCGGATACACCGATCTTTCGTGTTCTACAATAGGCTTTGTGTTAGACCGTGTTACAGGTTTTTGTAAGAAGCCTGATACAACAGAGACAGACGATCGCACGGTAGTTCCACCGACTACATTGGGGCTACCGCCTAGGTTTGTGGGGGAAAGCGATGTGTTGGTGGAAGACACAAGAACGTATCAAGCGCCTTACTCTATCCTGCCTCCCCCGGTCACTGACCCGTACTTAGCGGACCGTCGTTCGAGAGATATCCTTAATGTGGCTAGTTCGGTAGGCATTCAGCCGGGAGCCGAGGAGCAGTCTCAGCAGGCGGTAGATCGTTTTGCGCGATACGCTAACAAATTTGACATAGGGCTTCCGGAGTTATCGTCTATTACAGGAACGCCTGTTTCGGAGTTTCCTTCTTTTGAAGAGAGGTACGGGATATCATTGCCGCAGATAGGGACAGCCCCTCCGGTGGCACCTACGTCTTTGGACCCTGTTACGGGGCTTCCTATTAGGACGCCTATTTCAGGACAAAGGTACGTACCCGAGCCCACGGCATTACTGCCTACTTTCCCTAAAGAATCCAGTATGTTTGCAGACGGTGGCGTGGTAGAGAACGGCGGTGGTATTGAGTCTTTGCTGGATCGCAGGCAGCAAGCGGTGAACCGTATGTTAACAAAACGTGCTCGAGGTTTAATGTGAACATAGAAGATTACATACAGCGGTTCCAGGACGGTGGTTCGCCTTTAAGTGCGGACTTACCGGAAACTCCTGACGCTAGGCAGGCACGTCGGGCGGGGCTTTTTGCGCCAAAGTTCCAGGACGGTGGTTCGCCGATGGACCCTTCAAATCCTTTGTATATAACTTCTGACCCCGAGTACAGTCCCGCAGCATTGTCGGACATGGTACGTAAGGAAGTTAAGTTTGATCCGTCGCAGTACCCTGTTGAGGAGCCCAGCCTGGCTCAAGTCTCTATGGACAGATTAAAAGACATGGGCCAGGGATTTGCGGATATTCCAGGATTTGTGGGGAATTACTTAGTTAGACCGGACGAGCAGGGAGATCCTTCGTTTGTTTCCCCAACGGATGTAATGAGCGATGTTGTAGGTCTAGGCAGTGGGATGGCTTCTGCGATAGCGGAAGACCCGTTAGGTTCTTTACTAGACGTAATACCGGGCGTTTCCAACTACCGTTCTTTAGACGCTGCAAATGATTTGTACGACCAAGCTTCCGAGTTGGATAAAGAAGGCGATCAATTAGGCGCGGCAAAAATGCGTTCTTTAGCGTCTTTTAGCATGACAGACGTGTTTAACCCTATACCGGGCAGCGGTATAGCAATGAAGGGGATCATTGCGGGCAGGTTGGCGCAAAAAGCTCCTCAAAAGTTAAGCGACAATAGATTAGATATTTTAGAAACGTCCCCTGATACGGCTGTAGAACAAGAGTTGTTTAAAGAAAAAGGTTCTTTTTTGGGAGCGAACGGAGAACGGAAGTTTGAAATAGATACCTCCCCGGCTCAAGTAGACATGGGAGAAGTGTCTATGATGGTAGCTTACGGCTCAAATAAAAATTTAGACCAAATATTAAATTTCCCTGAGCTTTATGAAAATTACCCGCAGCTTGCCAACGTAACAATAGAACCAGGCTCTGGCAATTTCACCGCTCAATACTACCCGATCAAAAATAAAATAATATTTAACCCGTCTGAGTTAAATCCTAGGGACAGAGTAGGTTTTACCTCGGCAATTCTTCATGAAACGCAACACGCCGTACAAAACATAGAAAATTATTTACGTCCAGAGATTTTTAGAGGAAATGAAATTTCGTTTGAAGAGTACCGCGGTTTGCCGACAGAAGTTGAAGCAAGAAACGTACAAGCTCGTTTTACTGACCCAACTTTGAAAAACTTGCCTCCGACTTATACGACGGACCTAACCGCTGAACAATTTTCAGACGTTGGTGCCCTACAGGAACGAGTTATCCAAAATATCTTGGGACTTGATGAGCCTCCCGCAAACATTCGTAAGCCTAGCCCGGAAGAATTACTTCAAGAGACTATGGAAAGAATTCGTCAAAAAACTATTAACCGTAAAGAAGTTCCACGTGAAACATTTTTGCCCGAGGACACACGTGGCGACCCGTTTGAACCCGAGGCAGACACTCGTTACAGACAAAATAACCCTAAAAGGTAATTAAGCATGGCACAAGGTGATAGCATAATGCCGATGGTTGAGAGACGCGAAGATCCTATTGATTTGACTATTGAAGATCAAGTGGACATAGCGGTTCCTAATTCGTTCGAAGAGATGCCTAGTGAAGGCATGGACATTGAGATTATTCAAGACGACGACGGTGGCGTTATTGTTGATTTCGACCCGTCTATGCGGAACAGGGGAGATGAAGGCGATTTCAACCGCAATCTAGCTGAAGAGCTTGAGTCCAGCCTCCTTGGAGTCGTTGGCAACGAGTTGATGGGCGAGTTTGATGCCAACAAGGCTTCCCGCAAGGATTGGGAAGACACTTACCGAGACGGCTTAGACATGCTCGGTTTTACCTACTCAGAACGCACTCTGCCCTTCAGGGGCTCCACAGGGGTCACTCACCCCTTGTTAGCCGAAGCCGCCACCCAGTTTCAAGCTCAGGCATTTAACGAGATGCTACCTCCTGACGGCCCCGTTAGGACCGCTATAGTAGGGGAACCTACCAAAGACAAAGAGCAGCAAGCGCGTCGCGTCAAAGAGTTTATGAATTACTACATTACTAACGTAATGGAAGAGTACACCCCTGAATTTGATCAAATGTTGTTCTTTTTGCCCTTGGCAGGATCTACCTTTAAGAAGGTTTACTTCGATGAGGGTTTAAACCGCGCCGTAAGTAAGTTTGTTCCGGCAGAAAACCTTGTTGTGCCTTACGAGACAAGCAGCTTAGAGACATGTCCTTGTATAACCAACGTAGTTAATATGCCTTTGAATGAGTTGCGTAAGCTCCAGATTAGCGGATTTTATGCAGACGTTGATGTTTTGCCCGGAGTGGAATCACAAAATCAATTAAATGACGAAATGGACAAGATTCAAGGCGTCCAGGCTTCTAATATTGATTATGACGTTACTCTTTTGGAATTCCATGTCGAATTAGACCTTTCTGGATTTGAAGATGTTGGAGAAGACGGAGAAGAGACGGGAATAAAGCTTCCTTACGTTGTAACCGTGGTTGAGAACAGTGGAAAAGTTATCTCTATCCGCCGTAATTACCTTGAAGACGATGAAGACCGTAAAAAGATACAGTATTTTGTCCACTATAAGTTTCTCCCAGGCTTTGGCTTCTACGGTTTAGGGCTTATCCACACTATTGGGGGACTATCTAGAACAGCCACAGCGGCCCTACGGCAGCTTATAGACGCGGGTACGTTGTCTAACTTACCTGCGGGCTTTAAAGCGCGAGGTATGCGTATACGGGACGATGCGGAGCCCTTACAACCTGGTGAATTTAGAGATGTCGATGCCCCAGGAGGCGCGATACGCGATAATTTGATCCCGTTGCCGTTTAAGGGACCAGATCAGACGTTATTCCAGCTATTGGGCTTTGTAGTAGACGCAGGGCAGCGGTTTGCGACTATTACGGATTTGAAGGTAGGCGACGGCAATCAGAATGCACCTGTAGGCACTACAGTGGCTATGCTTGAGCAGGGTAGCCGGGTAATGAGCGCGGTACACAAGCGTATGCATTACTCCATGCGTCAAGAATTTAAGCTCATGGTCCGTGTAATGCACGAGTCCTTGCCCCAGGAATACCCTTTCTCGGTAGAAGGTGGTGATCAGACCATTATGGCGTCTGACTTTGATGGCCGCATCGACGTTGTACCTATTTCTAACCCTAATGTCTTCTCACAAGCGCAGCGTATTGCTTTGGCTCAAGCTCAATTACAGATGGCTACGCAAGCCCCTGAAATGCACAACATGCATGAAGCTTTCCGCCGTATGTACGACGCTTTGGGCGTTAAAGACGTAGACAGGCTTCTGAACGCGCCTAGTACGGCAGAAGAGATACCTAAAGACCCTGCGCAAGAGAACATTGACGCTATTGAAAACGTTTCTTTGAAGGCGTTTGATGGGCAGAACCATGATGCGCATATCATGTCGCATTTGTTGTTTAGCGCTTCGCCTTTGGCCGGTCAGACACCTTCTATCATCTCTGCGTTGCAAAAGCATGTAACCGAGCACGTAAAGATTAAGTCTGAAGAAACGGCTATGATGCAGTTTATGCAACAGAGCCAGGGTCAACCTCCTACGGACGATCAGTTGCTTGAGATTGAGATGATGATAGCTCAGAACATTGCGCAAGAGCTGCAAGCAGTTCGCCAAATGAGCCAGCAGATAGCAGGACAAGGTCAAGAACAGCCACAAGGTCCTGATCCATTAATTCTGCTGAAAGAGAAAGAAATAGGCATAAAAGAGCAACAAACTATGGCCGATATTGCTAATGACCAAGCTAAATTGGGCTTAGAAGAGCAAAAGATGGCTGAACGCAGTCGCCAGTTTGATGATCGGCTACAAAGCCAAGAACAAATGGCGGCACAACGATTAGACGCACACGCTCAACGAGAGCTGGTACGATTAAGAGCAAACCGAAAAGGATATTGATATGAAATATAATCAGACATCAACCACCCGAACTGTGAGAAATAGAGGCGGCCCCAGTCGGCCTGCTCCTAAGGCAACTCCTTTTGAAGTTATAAAAGACCAAGGGAAAGTTCCTTTTAATGATTTTAAAGTAGTCCCTACTCCTAAAAACCTTGCTAAAGGAACCGTTACAACGGGAACTAGCCGTGGTATGGGTGCTATGTTGCGTGGTGGCGGCTTTACAATTTGTTAGGAAAGTACAATGGTAGCTAAAACAACCTCCGTCAAGAAAGGTTTCCATCGTATGCCGGACGGCAGAATCATGAAGGATTCTGCTCATTCGGCTGATGGACCGGGGCCTTTTAAAGCTATAAAAGTTTTTAGCCCTATTATTCGAAGGCGTCAACGGTTTTTAGGGACGTTATAAAGCCGTTTCACTATTGTTCTAATAGTGTACTACTGACAAGTATACGATATACTCTGATGATATAGGATTATCCTATACGGAGGGGTTATGGATGATTTAGATGTCGTTCAATTCGTTCAAAAAACGATAAAAGAGCGCAAAAGGAATGTTTTAGACATTCTGGAGAATAATGGAATCAGTTCGATGGAGCAGTATGCTTCCCTTATGGGCGAAATGACTTCATTAACACATGTAGAACAGGAACTCTCGAGCCTACTTGAAAAACAGGAGCGTTACCATGATTGAAGTACCCGGTTATTTAGCCGCAGAAATAGAAGCTGAGAAAAAAATTAAAGCTGTTCCCGCCAAAAAACCAATTCCTAAAGAGGAAGAAGTTAAAGAAGGCGCAGAAAAAATGTACGTAGAACCTGTGCAACGGGTTCTAGATCCTACTAAAGCTGATAAAGCTATGATAGATCGAATGCCTCAACCGACCGGTTGGCGCATGCTCATTCTCCCATATCGCGGTAAAAAGATGTCTGATGGCGGGATATATATCCCCGACAAGACGCTAGATGACGGCCAGGTTCAAACGGTTGTTGGCTATGTCCTAAGGCTAGGCCCTTTGGCTTATGCTGATAAAGAGAAGTTCCCAGACGGTCCGTGGTGTAAAGAGAAGAGTTGGGTTGTTTTTGCTAGATATGCTGGATCAAGGTTCCGCATAGAAGGCGGCGAAGTTCGCATCCTTAACGATGATGAAGTATTAGCCACAATAGATGATCCCGAAGATATTATTAGTTTTTAAAGGAGC